GCCCTTCTTATATCGATACCGATCTCTGACCGGTATTTCAGCAATGCTGCTTTCTGGACCCCATGTGAGGTACCAGCGCAGTAGACAACTCCTGTCGTCCAAATCGACGGTTTCGTCGATTCCGCGTTCCGTTAGTAACAGAGCCTCACTCTTAAAAAGGTGAGGGTTGAAACGACGGGACGCCAGGTCGTCGTAGTCACCGTATAGTACGAGTGCGGCAATGAGCCGATCCCCGTACGGTGGGACAACTACATCTATCCTTCCATAATGCTTTGTAAAGAGCTCACGGAACGGATAGACATCGACATGGAACCTTGCAACTAAATTGTTAATAAAGTTGCAAAGCCGGAATTTGCTGAAACATAATTGATTCCGTTTAGGGTTCGTACTGGGCAAATGCTTAATACGAACGGGAGCGACGTTCCTTCCGAGGAAGTAGTCACCCCCACAGGATTCCCGGAAGGGACCCCGTGTAAAACTCTTACCTTCATTGACCTTGAGGCCAACGGAGGTTAGAGCTGCTATGGCCTTATCGGCTTGAGCAGTCGGTACAATTATGTCGTCCCCGAACACAGACACCGCGACCAGCGGGTCTACGAGGGGATTACTCCGGAACAGACAACTCAGGTTGTAATCTGTAGGGAGGGTCGCTGCTAATGTGACAGCCCAGAAAACAATGCACTCAACAGGGAAACAGCAAGCTGATCCCATGGGTGCAAATTTCTGTAACGGGAATATAGACCCGTCAGGAAGCATCGTCTGACTTGATCTTGTGGCTCGTAGACTTTCCACCCAGTTGGGGGGAAAGAGTATTTCTACAAGCTTCCAGGACACTCGGTCAGACGCCTCTTCCAAATCCAACGTAGCATAGCCACCCGTTTCAGATCCTAATAGCGCTAAAGCTCTATTTCGGCTCTGATCGGTGCAACTTAGCTGTTGGCGTACTGTCGGGTAGTGATCAATAGCCTCATATAGCTTGGCCATCAGGCCTTGCTGGAGGTACATCGTTTCGCGGGGTTCCATGCTTATTAAGCGAGGACCCCTTGAATCTTTGGGGATCAAGACTACCTTAGCCGTTGGCACATCTAATTCAGAATCTTCAAACAGGTCGGGGTAACAAGCCCCGACATGCTCGACTGAAGTAAAGTACCACTCTGTATACTTGTATACAGTGTCAATCTGTGGAAAGTAGCGAGGAGAACCATATCGGTCTACCGGACTAAGTCCACAACTTGACGACCCAGATCCATGTTTAGGGAGGATGTCCATCGGATCGAACCGATGAAGCAACCTTTTCACTAAACCTGCTGCTCGAGTGAGCAGGGGGAGCGTTGTATCAAGATTCTGGTCAGAATTCTTGAGAGCCCTATCAGTAGATTTGAACTT